TTGATTCCATGGCCGCATTCTAATTGCGGTATATGTAAAAAAACAACATGGACAGAATTACTTCTTGCAAGATAATTTATTTCTGTCATAGTTCGTAACACCTATTTACTTAAACGAAAGAAACCAATGAAACCGCAAACCGAAACCCTTCTTGATTATTTGACCGCCTTGGTCATTGGCGTTGGCATGGCCGCTTTACTTGTTGCATGGTGGTCAGCGTGAAATACAATCCAACCCCATTTTGTCCCGTGGACCTCTTGCTGTTTGTCTGCTGCATTGAAGACGTTGAACTGGTTTGCTTCTTGGAATACAGCCCAGAAGAGAAAGGGTCCACCGATTCATTTGGCGCACCTTATGAGCCAAATATTGATGAGTGCATGACCCTCAATAACGCATACATCGCTGGCACTGATGTGGACATTGCACACATGATCTTGCAGGGGTTTGTGGACCACATTGAATTGACTGCTCTGGCTAAATATAAGGATGGTGATCTGTGACCGATCAGTCAAAAGAATTACCACCGGCCCTTGATGCCTGCCTTGACCTGGTCAAAGACTTACTCCACCCAGAAGTCTATGGCCACGCCATTCCCTCTGAGGTCAAAGCCCGTGCATTCGTTGTTAAAACAATGCTGGAGCGCTTGAAAGCCCGAATGGAGACCAGCACATGGCCAGAGGCTTAAAACCCCGTGTAGAGCCTGCCATCGAGGCAGCGCTTCAAAAGAAAGGGAACCTCTCAGACCTTGACTTGGCCAAGCTGTGCTTTTGTGCCAGGCGCAGTGCTGCGAGGGTTTTATTTGATATGCATCGGTTCGAGCTGGTCCACATCTCAGGCTATGAGTCAGTGCCGGCCAATCGGCAGTGGCGGCCCCTGTGGTCATGGGGTGAGGGTGAGGATATGCCAAGGCCACAAGAAGCAGCACCAGCCACAGAGAGAATGAGAAAATACAGAGAGAAAATGTCAGCAGACGACAAAGACTTTGGCTTGGCCAGACGCAGGCAGAAAAGACGGGTTGTGAAACGCGACCCACTTGTGGCCGCGTTTTTTGGGTCTTAGTTATTGGCCTAAAAGGCTAATTAAACCGGCTGCACCAGTTGTCGGGAACATCTTTTTCAAGAGTTCTTGTGTGGCCAAATCAGTACCTGGTGCAACACCAGTCTGCATTCTTGATGCAAGGTTAGCAGTTGGCTGAGCCGTATAGGCACGGGCTGCAATGTTTGTTGGTGCAGCCAGCATCATGCTCAATGGGCTGACTTCCATGGACCTAGTTGCCGTTCCAGAGTCACCAACAATTGGCTTGAATGCTTGGGCAAATCGTGCCGCCTCATACATTGGAGTCTGATTTGATCCAAACACAAAACCTTGTGGGTCTTTGCGGGTCAATGCACTGGCCAGATTCAAGCCTGACACATTGCCAGTCGATGGATTGACCACACCTTGATTGGACCTGATGGTCATCAAGTTGCGATAATTGGCACGGGCCTGCTGAAATGCGGCCTGCTGTTCTTTTGACAAACCTTGGGCCAAGGCATCATCGACCATCTCTTTGAGCTGGAATAAAGCGCTTCCAAGCTCACGATCACCCATTGCTGTGGTCATTTCGTTTTTGGCGCGCTTGCCAATTTTTGACGATAAAGCCTGCAATTCATTGCCACTGGCTTCGCCCTTGGCTGCTATGTTTTGCACTTGTTGAACAAAAATATTGTTCTTAAATGGCTGAGTTGTCAGACCTTCAAAAGCCTTATCGACAATTTCAATGCCGGTTTGAATAGTATTTCCATCCACCTTTTTGACTTGTGGACTGGCCACTTGTTGGTAGACATTGCTGATCTGGCGCTGCGCTTGGGCCAATACTGGATTGCTCAATTCTGTTGAATCAACACCAATGGCTTGGGCCGTTGCTCGATTGAGAATTTTCTGATTCTCTGTCTTAATGGTGTTAAATGGTCCAGAAGTGAATGGGCTTGATTCCATTCGAGCTTCCATCTGTTGCAAAGACCTTGAGCCAGTTTCTTGACCAGGCGTTGTGCGGAATCCCATTTCTTTACCACGACCAAGAATAGACTGCTGGGCCGCAGTCAGTCCGGCTGATGCATCTGGGCCTACAGCGCCCATAGTTGAACCACCACCAGTGACTGTGGCCGTTGGCGTTGTGGTCACATTGACTTGAGCGCCACCGACACCTGGTTGACCAGGCATTGGTGCTGCTGGTGGTTTAGCGCCAAAAAGTAACTTGGACAATTTATCTGCACCATAGCCAGCGCCAGCGCCAAATACAGTACCAGCGCCCATTTGCTCGACTTTCTGGGCAAAGAATTCTGGTGTTGTCATGCCTTGGGGCTTTTGGCCAGTGACCAGATCAGATAATGTTGTGTCTCTTGATGGGGGCGTGGCCACGGGTTGCAATAGTCCACCGACTGCACCAGTAATCGCTCCAGCTCGCACTGGGGCAGTAGTCGCGCCAAGCACACGCACCGCAGCAGTGGATGGGATCAATGTGCCTGCAATGTTGCCACCGACTCGGCCCACATCGATTTCACCTTGTTGCATTTGGCCTTGTCGCCAGTTCTTTTGGTAATCAAGTTCAGCCTGACGATTGATGTTTTCGACTCGTCTGCGCTCTGCTTGGGCAAACTGCTCAAGACTTGAGCCTGCTGGGGAAATAGCTTCTAGGCCGCGAGTCAATAATTGAGCGCCAGCATCTGGAATGTCGCGCAGGCCGCGAACAAATCCACCAACTGGTGAATTCATCATCTTGGATTCAAATGATTCTGGGGCTTTGCCAGTTGGCTTTGCTACTGGTGCAGCAGCTGGTGCTTGCAATGATTGAATGGCCTTGATGATCTGCTCATCAGTCATGCTTTCTGGAAAAGAAACTGGCCCAATGTTTGGAATTTGAACAATTTTGTCAGCCATTTTTTACTCCATTACATAATTAAAGATACCAGTGACTGGGTCTTTAACAAGTCTAGCATTGCCGGTTGGCTGTCTTACAGTTGGCACTATTGCGCTAGGTTGTGCCATGGGTGCAGGCGCTGCTAATGCCGCATTTTGTGCAGCCACTGCTTTTTCAATTTGCTTATAGGCTGGGCCAGCGCGCACAGTCATGGCCAGTTCAGTGTCGCGTCTAGCACGGGCTTTTTGTTCAATAGTTTTTTGACTATCGCTAGTTTGTGGGAAATATTTAATGATTTCCTTTTCCATTTCGTCTGCACCAATAACAGCACCAGACTCAGGTCGCAAATTGGCTGTCACCCAGTTTTGTTGGGCTTGGCGATATTGCTGACTTCCAGTAGATTCTGAAAGATTGGCCAAGCCAGTAGTTAATCCAGCGCTTGGAATTGATCGCATGATTGATTGATACTTGCCTGGCTGACCAAAAGCCTGCTCAAGTGTTACTGGATTGCCAGTCTTAGGATCAATAATCGGCTCACCAGACCTATTCAATGCAGGCTGATTGAAAATTGCGCTTGACTGCTTCATGCGATAAGCAAAGCCTGCTGACTTGCTTTGATCTTCAGTAGGTTTAGCACCAGCGCCTTCAAATGGCGTTCCGGCTGCTGTCATAACTGGGATGGCTGGGGCGCCTGGTGCAGTTGGCACATAAGACAAACCTTCTGGGCCTTCTTTGAGTTGATATCCACCACGATTAAATTCTTGCTGACGCAATGCCAAGCCGCCTTGGGCCACACCCAAATTGCCTCTGGCAATTTGCAAGTTGGCGGCCTCACTTGGAGACATTCCCATAGCAAATGATTCTTTGCCAGTCAGTTTTGATTTGTCAATGGCCACGACTTGATTGTTCAAGTTCTGCAAAACAACATCGCGCTTTGGACCAAAACCTTGCATGGTCTTGGTCGATCCATCTTTGTATTGCTGTACCAATATAGGCTTTCCAGTGGTATCAGTCACCTCAAATGGTTGACCAACAACTTCAGCCCTTGGGTTGAGCTTCTCGGCCATCTCTTGGAATCTCTTGGCATCTTCAGATTTACCTTGAGCTGCATAGATGTCGGCAATCTGCTGATACTGGCTAGCTTTAATTTCACCAGCGCTTGGCTGTGGAATGCTTGCGGCCAGTTCAGCACGGGCTACAGTTGGACCGGCCTGCATACCAGGAACTGCCAAAGCCTGCATCTCTGGACTCAATGCAGTTGGTGGTTTGGTCAAAATGCCAGCGACTTGAGTTTGCAGTTTCTGGGCATTGGCAGCCTCTTGCAATTTTTGATTCAAAAGCAAATCTTGGAAAGAAGCAGCACGGCCTTTCTCATAAGCACCTTGGCCTGCCTGCAAAGCCCCACCAAGTGCTTGACCCATGCTGATTGGGACTGCACTTCGGCCACTTGCCTGCAATAGCGCAGCCGCTGCCGACATGACGGCATTGCGACCCAAGAGCTTGCGCTGGTCTTCTGACAGTAGCGCATCAAGCCCCGTTGGAGTTGCACCAAGACTGCCGCCAAACATATTGCCTAAACTGCTGAAGTCAAATTCATTTGCCATATTGCCACCTTAATCCAATAAACCTCTGAGGCGTGTGCCGACCACATCGCCTCTGCTCATCATGTTAGTTGATCCAGTATCTGGTGCAAGCAAAGATGCAGCCCTCATGGCCCGTCTTTCTTGACCAGGCTTGATGGCCAGTTCTGCCACCGGTGTTCCAGCCCTATCCATGGCCACCGCAACATTGTCAAACCCCTTGGCCTGATCATGCGCATAGCCAAACAGTGCCATGCCCACATCTTTCTCAGACCCTTGGTCAATGATTTTGACTTTTGCTGGGTCACTGGTGATCACAATGCCTCTGCTTGTCTCTGCCACTGTCAGCCCATCAGGGATGCGAGAGGGCATTGGCGATCCAGGCGTGATAAGGATGGTGTCACGCTTGCTTGAGGGATCAAGCAAAGCCATGAGCTGCGCGTCAGCGTAGCGTTGTGGCTCTGGTGTCGGGATGTTGGGCATATTAGATCAGACCAAGCAATGCACCAAGTCCAGCGCCACCGGCAGCTGTCAATCCAGTTGCTGAAGCAATTGCCGGAATGCCAGCCAATTGCGACCCAGCCAAAGCACCACCCAATAGGCCAGCACCGACATTCTGGCTGTATGGGGTTGTCGCCACTTGGCCAAGATTGGCCGGCTGCGCACCCAGTGAAGACTGGACCACACCAAGACGCTGCAAACCAATGTTGCGAATGGCATCCATTTGTTGCTGATCCAAAGCCTGACGCGCACCGCCAGCACCCATGACAGCTTGAGCGCCACCAAGACGCAATGCTTGTTGCTGTGCAGCCAAATTGCCGAGCTGGCTTGCACCGCCTAATCGCAATTGCGCACCTTGCAAGCCTGCTTGCTGATTGGCCAGATCAGCTTGTTGCTGACGGGCAATATCAGCCTGCTGCATGGCCATGGCCTGATTGAATGCTGATTCGTTCAAAGATGTGCCAAGTGTGGCCGCCTGCTTAGCAAACCCTTGGTTAGTCAAAGCCTCGGCCACACCTTGGCGTGATCCACCAAACGCACGGGCTTGCATGGCACGCTCACCAGTTTGAGCAATTGCGTTTCTTCGCGCTGATTCCAGATCAGACAATGCGTTTTCACGCACCAACATTGAATATGGATTCATGTAAGAGCCAATCGTGCCAGGCTCTTGGCCCAATCCTAAATTGGCGCTTGTCGCTTGCACAGCTGCTGGCTGATAGACACCGCCATAAGCGGCCATGCGTGCGGCCAAGTCTGTGCCAGTAATGCCTGGGCCAGCAAGGCCGGTGTTGACCAGAGCCTCCTCGCCTGCCTGATACATGGGGTTGTACCCAGCAAACTGCTGGACCGGCAATGCACCAGCGACCCCTTGGGCCTGCTGAAAGTTGGCCAAGAATGCTTCTTTGATCTGTGGATCAATGGAGCTTGTCGATGTAGTTGTTCCACCTTTTGACATATTGCCACCTTATCCGAGTAAAGACTTGAGTTTTTTAGCAGGCACTTTGCCTTCGTTGATCATGTCCAAGAGTCCACGGCCATACTTGTTGACTGCATCTTTTTTGATCACATATTCGCCCATGTCAAGATTGACAGCGCCATCATCTGGACCAGGTGGGTTGGGACCAAACATCAGACCGCCATGGACATAACCGCCTTTGGCCATAGCACCTCCACCGCCTCCACCAGTTGCACCACCACCGCCACCGCCATCACCGCCATCACCACCGCCAGCATTAACGTCATTCAATGTTGTTGCTGCCGCAGCTGCCGCAGCCGCAGCTTTGGCAGTATTAACCGCTGCGATCTGGTCATACAGACCAGGGTTATATCCACCCAGTGGCATACCACCTTGCACATTGGCGTAAGGATTGCCCAAGGGCTTCATCTGGCCCATGATCTGGCCATAAGGCGACATTCCACCAGTGACTGATGGATCATATTGAGCGCCTGGTGCAATGGACTGATAGTTTCTAAAGTTCTGCTCAAAGCCACCAGTGGCATTGGCGAATGGTCCAACTTGAGCCTGTTGTTTGGCCCAGTCAACTTCATTCTGTCGCTGCTTGGCAGCCCATGCCGCCTCATTGGCTGCAATCTGCTGGGCATTCTTGATGACATTCAGTTCTTGTTGTTTCTTCCATGCAGCCTCATTAGCCGCAATCTGCTGCGCATTCTTAATGGCATTCAATCGCTGCTGCTCGGCCCATGCCGCAGTGTTTTGTTGTTGCTTCAAAGCCCATGCAGCCTCATTGGCCTTTTGCTGTGCAGCCCAATCAGTGACGTTTTGGCCTTGCTTGGCAGCCCATGCAAGCTCATTAGCTTTCTGCTGTGTAGCCCAGTCAGTGACATTTTTGGCTTGCGCTGCATCCCACTGGGATTGACGGCCAGCAAGTTCTGCCATGGCTGCCTGGTTATATGCAATCTCAGCAGGCGTTGTCGGTGTAGCCGCATCAAGTCTAGCCTGCAAACTTGCTTCAGATATCTTGGTGGCTCTGGCAACATCAGCAGCGCTTACGCCATACTGATTCATGTTGCTTTCAATCTGCGCGTCAGTTAAGCCTTGAGCTTGCGCTTTTGCATATGCGTCAGCAATACTTTGATCGTATTGCGCTTGACTAATGCCATTATTCAATGACCATGCTAATCCTGCTGAAGTTGCCATATTTATCCCCTAAAGTTCCTTTGCCAGTACAGACCACTGTGGACTGTAACCTTCGTCTTTCAAAAATGTCTTTGCCCAGCCTCTTCGGCCTGCCAAAGTCACCCTGGTGCAGCCAATAGACTTGCCCCAGGATTCGATCAATGGTCTCATCCTTGAGAGTTCGTCTAGGTCGCCACCAGCCAAGAAGTAATGCAAATTCTTTAGCCTGGGATAGACAACGATCTCTGTCAATACCACCGAGTCCTTGGCCGGCCACAGCTGTAATCTGTGATCCTCGACCATCTCAGCGACATCGTCAAAATTGTGTGTGCCTCCAGAGTATTCTAAAGCAGCCTCCACATGGTGGCGCAGCCTATCCAAATGTTCTTGGTCACTCATCGCTTGCCAGCTGGGATGGCCTCAAGCCTCATCACCCCAATGCGCCAGTCGGCCAAAGTGTTGCCAGTCACCTTCACATTGACTTGCCGGCCAGAGAACCGGACAGAAGTCGGGTTGGCTGCCGTATATGGTCCAAATGTGGATTGTGTGCCAGTCGGGTAATTGCGGGTTTTAAATGAAACCACCGCCTCACCCAGTGTCTGCTCATCGGGAATAACCTGGCGCACAGACATGATGTTGTCGCCATTGCCCAATTGGACTGGGCCAGACTCGGCATAAAGACTTGAGCCATCGTAGTTGTAGCCCACCTCATGCTCATAGATGTAACCATCACTTGAGACCATTAGAGGATATGTGTAGACACCAGAGTCAACCCCAGCGTTTCTGGCCAGTGTGCCAATGTTCCAGTGGTTTTCGCGGTAGTTGAAAGTGACATAACTGTCATTTTCATTACTGGCCGCACTTGGGTAATACCACCAAATCTCACCATACTTGCTGACATGGACCGCATAAATCTTCGATGCCTGGGCAAAGTTGATATTGGCAAAGATGTAATCTGACACATCACTCGGCAGTGGCTTGACATAGCCGTCATAAATCCAGAAGCCAGAATTGCTCATCCAAATGGCTGCCGTATCAATGGCCGCCACAGACTGGGCCGAAATGAGGCCGCAGCCACTTCCAGCCTTCTCAAAGCCATAAACAAATGGAGCGCCAACATACTGGGCCGTGTGGACATCCACATCTGTAAACAATAGATTGACACCCTTGACCCGCTTGCCGGCAATGAGTGAGCCAGGGGTGGCTAAGTCATAGTCGCCTGCAAGGTTGTCGCCTGCCGGTGTCCACTGGGTATTGTTCTCTTGATCGCACCACTGCACTTTTCTTGGGTTTCCACCAGCGCCAAGGGCAAAGATAATGCGCTCTTGGGTGACTAAAACCGCCTTGTTTCCAGTGGGCGCATTGGCAATTGCCGCTGCCTTGGTAGGCGTTGAAAAACCCAATTGCCACTCGTAAATCTTGCCATCGGTGCTAGAGCAAGCCACCAAATACTCGCCCCATGTATCGAGTGACCAGGTGGTGGCTGCAATGGGAGTGCCGGTGTCAGGTCGTGCCACGCCATAGGCAAAACTTCCATAGGCGTTGTAGCCGTATCCGGTCAGCACTGTGGAGCTTGCGTAGCCTGTGGTGAAGCCAGTTGGCGTGATGTCTTTCAACGTGCCAAGTGCGTTCATGACATACAGTTTTGTATGCGTTCCAGCTGCGATCCATCGGTCTGCACCATTGTCGCGCCAAGTGATGATGCCTCGGCATGAGCCTGACATCTGTGAGCTTGACCTAGTGCGCCATCCATTGATGGGGCGCAGTGTCCCCTCATACCAGCGAACTAGGTTTGCGTCATACCAGCGGCCTGCTGCCTGGTACTCAGTACCATTTCGGAAAACACCTGGGGGTAATTTAAGTGGTATGTACATGGCAGTATTAGGTAATGTTTGAGACAAATGTCATTGTCGCAATAAGTGATGCCGTTGAGGGGTAATTTCCGGCTGCCGGATAAGCCTGAATAGACACCTGAGTGCTGTCAGTCTCCCACCAAAGCTCCACATAATTGGTTGCGTTTAAGCTCAAAAAGTAATTCCAGCCGACCAGGGCATGGCCATTGACTGAGCCGTGCTTGCTTGGCACTGCAAAGAATCCAGTTGAGCCAGTGACCACAGTACCATTGATCTTGAGCCAGACCCTTACATCATGGGCCTGAGAGTCTAGATTTTCAAACTGGCCAGACCACTGCAAATTCCAAATGCCAGCGTCAGCCACTGTGATCCTTGAATTGCTTGCGATAGTCACGCCATTGGCGTAATCGGTCGTATTCAGTGTCATGGCATAGGCCGTGTTGGCCGCTGCTGCCGTCTGGTCCACAGTGCTTTGAAAAGCACCAAGTGGCGCATTCATAAACCGGCCACCTCTTGGTCCAAATAAAGACCCCAAGACAGTCGTCAGCTTTCTGAAGTAAACATTCAGAGAGCTGTTGTTTTCGTTGAAATGCCTGCGCTCATAGACCTCGGTCGGATAACCAAGGGCTGGTGGTGGTGGATTTTCAAGTTGTTGTGTTTGGCTGGCCATGGCTCAATTTTGCCACCTTATGCCATGTCTAAACCAGCGGCCTTGACTTCTGCGACCCGTCTTGCCCATCCCTTGCCGAATGTGTCCCAAGTGGGCAGATCGTGCAAAAAAGACAAGCGCCTGTCGTTGTAGGCACTGACCAGCTCATTGGCATCCATACTGGCCACGGCCTGCAAGGTCTTGGGGCCAATGCCGCCATCAGGATCGACACCCACAGCTGCTTGCAGCCACTTGGCAGCCCTGCCTGGGCCAGAGTTAATGGCAGCGTCAAAGACACAATAATCGACACCGGCAGGCAGATCATCGCCCTTGACCTTGTCCCAATATTTGGCTTTGTACATGGGGCCGACAATCTCTGGAGTGAGACCCCGCATGGTCTTCTCATCGACCTCATGGCCCACCCACTCTTCCCAGACCCGTTTGGTCACGCCAAGGTTGGTCATGCCACCAGGATCGGCTGGGTGGTTGACATAGCCACCTTCATGGTGCAGCACTGCTTTCAAACAAGATTCAAAGTTCTCTTTCATTTTTTCACCCTATCAGCAATTTTTTCCATGGTCCGGCCACCAAAGTAAAACGACATCACCAACATCCCCCATTGGCCCAGTAATTCGACATAAGCCCCACGGGTTTCTAAATCAAAGATGGATGCAATGGCAAAGCCAGAGTAGGCCACCAAAAGGAATACAAGGGTCATAGGCCGTATATTTTTAGACAGCCAAGAGTCACTGGCCATATCAGCTTCAGCGCGTCTGGTGACGTTTTCTTGCTCCACCTCAAAGAGCTTGGTCTCGTTGGCCATCTTAGCCAGCTCACCATCTTGGACCATCTTGGCCAGTTCAAACTGGGCCTTGGCTTTGGCCTCTGGGTCAGGTATCAGCTTGTCAATCAGTTTCCCGCCCACTTGCAGCAGCGCATCTAGTCCCATCATTTTTACTCTCCTTTGGTTTGTCGTCTTCAGACTGGTTAAGTTTTATTCCACTTAGAAACCCGATCATGCCTCCGATCAGTGTGCTGAATGCCGGACTGATCATTTTGAAGATTTCCCCGTTGTCCACTTCCTTGGCCCACAAACCTAGCAGAAAGGCTATGACCATGGCCAAAACAGAGATGCACAATGTAATGCTCACCATAAAGGTGACGTAAAAGGTCAGCTTTTCTTTTGTGTTTTCCATCATTCACCTCACACATATAAATCTATTTTTCGATTTTGGAATATCTCGATTCTGAGTTTAGTTTGTTCGGCATTCTTTAAGTAAATCTCAAAAGCTAAATCTTCAATGGCAATTTGTATTTTCTTTTGTTCCAGTGCTGCGCGTTGCATTTCTTGCTGTTTTTCCATCTTGCGCTCGACCAGGTCATATTCTTGTGGATAGCCAGAGGGCTTGATCATCGGGAAAAGTCTAATCGTGTCAATCGTCATTTCGGCTTCTCCCTTTGAACAGCTCGCTCGTAGAAGTAAAGCACCTTTCCTCTCAACTCTTGGGAATCAGCGACACCGGCCCATTCGGCAAGTTTGTTCCAGATTCCCACCAGCTGCTCGGCAGAGCAAGTGTCACCATTCTTTGTGAGCCAGATGGACATCTGCTCATGCCTGGTGCTTGGGTTGCCGATCCAGCTGACGCTGTACAGATCGATGGGGTTGCACCTTGTCTGCTGGGCCAGTACAAAGAATGAGAGTAAAAAGATTAAAAGGATTGCCCATCTCATTTCATCGCCCAAAAAATAATGAATGTACCCCAGACGACAAATGCCGTGATGCAGGCCGCAGCAATGAGTGCCACGGCCCAGTCTTTCACTTTAGGCTCGTAAAGATGATGCCGGCCATGCTGGTCAGCATGATGCCAGAGACCCCAAGCATGATGTTTTCAAGACGTTTAATCCTGGCACACAGCATCTCATAGCGCAGTGTGCAGACATCAACATGGGCATTGAGTTGTGCTTGTGTCGGGTCCATGATCAAAAAGTTATTGAGCCAGAGGCCGTAAATTTATAAACTCTAAACCCACCAGCCACAGTAATTGTTGGTGAACCTGTTGTGCTTGTTGCGGCTATGAATGTGTCTGGATAGCGGAGGATTACGATACCGCTACCACCTGCGCCAGCAGTAATGCCAGCACCACCGCCTCCACCGCCACCTGTATTAGCCGTTCCAGAAGTGCCGTTTCCATCATTGCTTCCACCAGCACCACCACCGCCTACACCGCCAGTACCGCCTGTAGCAGGGGTTGAAAAAGTACCGCCACCACCGCCACCTGCATAAGTGACAACAGAGCCAGAAATGGCTGAAGCAATCCCTGCGCCTCCATTGCCGCCAATAGTAGTCGTGCCATTTAAACCAATAGTTCCAGCACCGCCACCGCCACCAGCGCCATAAACGCCACTTGAAGCACTAGAAGCCGCACCACTATTTCCTTGGACAGAAGTTCCGCTTCCACCTATACCAGCCCTTGCGCCACCGCCACCAGAACCGCCAGAACCACCAGTAGTTGCCGTTGAACCTTGTGCGCCATAACCACCGCCAGAAGCAACAATGTTTCCTGTATATGCGCCTGAACTTGTAGAAAGTAAAACAGAATTAAAACCAACAGTGCCATTGGCAGCACTAGAAGATGCACCAGCACCTCCACCGCCAACTGTTATAAACAATTGAGTGCCAGTAGTTACGCCAGAGAAACCAGCAAGTAAACCGCCTGCACCACCGCCACCAGCATTGGAAGCACCGCCACCGCCACCACCCGCCACCACCAAGAATTCAACATTCTGTGGAAACAGTCCTGTCCAGTTGTTGTCCTTAATGGCTTGGCTTGCCTGAGACAGCGTGTATATGCCGCTATATTGAGCCACGTTAGACTCCTTGAGTTACTTCAACCCATGACAATGTTGGCTCATCCCAGCGATACATCTTGCCATCTGT